AGCAGGCAGGGCGGCAGGATCAGCGCAGCAACGACGACGACCGTAACGCTTGATTCTGCTCCCACCTTGGGAGGAAGCCCAACCATCAGCGTGCTGCTGCCTACGGGCTTGGTCGAAACGCGCAGCATCAGCGGTCTAGCGGGCAGTGTGGTCACGGTCAGCAGTGCATTCAGCGAAGCTCCTAATCCGCAGAGCATTTGGATTATCCAAAGCACCGGCACGCAAACGCAGCAGTTCCGTGTCATCACGGTTGCCGAGGGTGAAGACGGCATCTACGGCATCACGGCGCTGTCATATAACGCCAGCATCTATGCCGCGATTGAATCGGACCTAAAGCTGTCGTTCCGTGATGTAGGCGATGGCGGCCTGACCGATCCGAACACCATCCCGCAGGAACCAATCGTTGAACCTGCACCTGATCCGCCGAGCAGCATTGATGGCACTGAGCACCTGTACGTTGACGGCTCCAACGTGCTTACTGCTTTTGAGCTGAGCTGGATTGAGCCAACCGTCAGGATTGTTGCCAACCGCGCCATCAAGGCGGTCAACTATCGGTTGCAGTACAAGATTGACAATGACAACTGGCAGCAACTGGAGACCACATCACCGTCGATCCGGCTGACTGGGTTGCGTGCTGGGACGCTGTACGTCCAAATCGTCAGCATTGGCCTTACCGGACGGATCAGCTCCACTGCAACGGCACAGTTTGCGCTGATCGGCAAGACGGCATCTCCCGGCAACGTGCAAAACCTGACGATTGAGGCCATTAGCGCTAACAGCGCCCGCCTGCGGTGGGATGCAACGGTTGATCTAGACGTGAAGGTGGCTGGCCGTGTTCACATCAGGCACACCAACCTTACGAATGGCACTGGCACATGGAGCAACAGCGTTGACCTGATCCCTGCGATCGCAGGCCACAACACGGAAGCAATTGTGCCGCTGGTCGAGGGTGAGATCCTGGTCAAGTTTGAGGATGACGGCGGCCGACAGTCTGCAGCAGAAACCAGCGTCATCGTTGACTTTCCTGATGCGCTTGGACGGCTGCTGGTGCAGTCAAGGCGTGAGGATGCGGATGTGCCGCCATTCCAGGGCAACAAGACGGACGTGTTCTACAACGAGGACTATGACGCCCTCACCCTTGACGGGGATGAGGAGATTGATGACGTGGTGGACTTTGACCTGCTGCCGGTGATGGACTTCATCGGTGACACGGTTGGGACAGGCACTTATGAGTTCAATGCAACCTTGGACCTCGGCGCTTCGTATTCGGTTGACCTGACTAGGTTCTTTGTCACTCGCGGATTTTTCCCTAGCGACCTGATCGACAGTCGTAATGGCTTGGTTGATGACTGGTCTGATTGGGACGGCGGTGTGATCGATTCGGTCAATAGCAAGCTGTACCTGCGGCGTACCAGCGACAACCCAAGCGGCACGCCAACCTGGACAAGCTGGCAGGAGTTCGTCAATGGCACCTTCCTTGGCCGTGGCTTCCAGTTCAAGGCAGAGCTGACTAGCAATGACCCAGCAGAGAACATCTTGATTGATGAACTGGGCTATGAGGCAACGTTCCAGCGCAGGACTGAGCAATCGGTTGGAGCGGTCGCCAGCACGGCAGGCACCAAGTCCATCACGTTTGACAAAGCGTTCTTTACCGGCACTGCCAGCCTGGGCGGCATCAATGCTTACCTGCCCAGCGTCGGCATTGTGGCCCAGAACCTTGCAACAGGTGACTACTTCAACGTCACCAACGTGACCAGCACAGGCTTTGATGTCACCTTCAGGAACAGTAGTGGCACCGCAGTTGACAGGAACTTCCTGTGGAGTGCAGTCGGATTTGGCAAGGGCGTTTAAAGTGTAGACACTGCCTGTCTTGTAAGTTGTGGCTCAACACGATTACGTCATCGCGAACGGCACTGGTGCTGCTGTCCGCTCTGACCTGAACAACGCGCTGGCCGCGATCGTCAGCAACAACAGCGGCGCGACAGAGCCAGCAACGATGTATGCCTACCAGTGGTGGGCTGATACCAGCACCGGGCTGCTCAAGCTACGCAATGCTGCCAACAACGCTTGGATCACACTGAGAGAACTGGATGGCACGCTAACCATTGAGGCAGGTACGGTCTCGGCCCCTGGCTTGGCGTTCGCGTCGGACCTGAATACGGGCATCTATAGCCCAAGCGCTGATCAGCTTGCAATCGCAACCAACGGCGTCGAGCGCGTCGAATGGGGCACCAGCGAGGTGGTGTTCAACGATGGCGGCGCTAATTATGATTTCCGCATTGAAGGCGATACAAACTCTTCGCTTTTCTTTGTTGATGCGTCAGCAGAAGCGGTAGGGATTGGCACTGCTGCGCCTAGCTCCTTGGGAAGTAATGTAACAACGGTTGAAATCCAAGGACCTACAACTACAAGAAGTGGCGGGATTCGGCTGTCCTCTAGTGACAGTTCGCAGAAAAGCGCCTTTTATGTTTACGATGGCGCCGCAGTTCTTGGCACAGAAACTGCTCATCCTTTGGGTCTATACGTCAGCAACACTGAAAGATGCAGGGTCGATACATCAGGTCGTTTTTTAGTTAACACGTCTTCTAGCGTTCCGGTCCTTTCAACGGTCACCGGAGCAGCAGTACAGGTCAATTCAAGTGCATTCGGATCTTACGCGCAAACTTGGTTTTATGGCGCAAATAACGAGTTTGCTCCAGTAATTATGCTGGCAAAAAGCAGAAATACCACCTACGGAAGTTATACAGTTGTCCAGAATAATGACCAGCTTGGAGGGCTTTGGTTTGCCGGTGATGACGGAACTGACTTAAACCAGTCCGGCGCAAAAATTGAAGCCTTTGTAGACGGCACGCCCGGCAATAACGACATGCCGGGCAGGCTGGTCTTCAGCACTACCGCCGCCGGAGCGAGCAGCCCGACGGAGCGGATGAGGATAAACTCGTTTGGATCTATTGGTTTTGGATGTACTCCAGATGGTTCGGCGAGTACACTTGGCGTTCAAACAGGCGGCAGTGCTGGATGGTTAATAACAAAAAGAAATAGCAATCCTGCGTTGTTTGTCAACAGAGGCGTGGATGATGGTGACCTTGTATTGTTCTATCAAGCTGATGTTTCAGAAGGGTCTATCTCCGTCTCTGGCACCACCGTTAGCTACAACGGTGCTCACCTTTCCCGCTGGTCGCAGCTGCCTGGCGGCGCAACCCGCGAAGAAATCTTACGCGGCACCGTGCTGAGCAACATCGACGAGATGTGCGCCTGGGGCGAGGAAGAAAACGAACAGCTCAACCGCATGAAAGTCTCAGATGTGGAAGGCGACCCCAACGTGGCCGGCGTGTTCCAAGCCTGGGATGACGACGACGACACCTACACCGACGACTTCTATTGCGCGATGACGGGTGACTTCATCATCCGCATTGCCGATGGCGTCACGGTGCAACGCGGTGATCTACTCATGTCCGCTGGTGATGGAACGGCCAAGCCCCAAGATGATGACATCATCCGCAGCAAGACCGTCGCCAAGGTGACTTCAACTCACGTCACCTGCACTTATGACGATGGCAGCTACTGCGTGCCCTGCGTGCTGATGGCTTGCTAAGCCTCGTAGTCCTACTCACTAACGCAGATAGCCAGCCCAGCTTTATAGTGGTGGGGCAGCGAGTTTGCGGCTCCTGCCCCTGGCCACAGTTCCCTAGAAACCATGACCCAAGAAGACTACAGGTATCCCATTGCCCCGCCGCCGGAGCTGGTGCAGCAGTGGTACGACCAAGCCAAACAAGACCCATGTGGTCCAATTAACTGGGTTGCTGTCCGCGCCGCCCAATGGGGCGCCGACCAGGAGCTGGAGGTGTGCTGTGAGGCACTGGACAATTTGAATGATGGGTTCTGGAGTGAAAAACTCCGCGCCGCCCGCCGCCCCAAGCCGCAGAGCTTGAAGGAGCAGGCGTTACAAGCACTTTCTGAAGCCGTCAAAATGGCCGATGACGTCCCGCCAGAGGGGATTTGCTCAGGCCAAGCAGACATTATCCGCCACGCACTGGAGCAACTTGATGACTGATTACCAGTCCACGGTACTTTCTGCCGTCTTGATTATTTTCATCATTATCGTTGATTGGCACTTCAAATGACTGACTTCCGAGAGCTGTGCGCCTGCATGGCTGACGAGCTTGATCATTACCGCCAGCTCCTAATGGATGATCGCCGCGAAACTCATGCGTTGGCGACCAAAGCCCGAGCCGCCCTAGCCCAGCCCGAGCCGGTGGCGCCTACGGATGAGGAGCTACTGGAGCTGATGCCTGAGACCATGCGGGATGAGTTTTCCTACGCGGCCAAGGTCTGCTCTGACGCAACCGGCGGCAAAGTCGAACCCGGCATCTTTCGCGTGGCGCTCAACACCGCTGCGCTGGAGTACGCCCAAGCTGTTTTGGCTCGTTACGCCCATTAGTCATTCCCACTAAAACCTTTTTGTTGATGTCACCAAAATGGTCCGAATCATTCGACAATGGTTATCGAACCGCCGTGCTAGGCGTGTCCTGAATCAGCCCGCCCCGTGGGAACGGCAGCTCATCCCAAACATGGGTATGAGATACCGGCATGACTACGGGCTGCTGAATGAAGACGAACGCGCTGCCGTGGATCAGCAGATGCTTCAGCTTGCAGAGGAGGTGGTGACGTGGTTCCGTCGTGAGGCTGATAACCACCATCTCAGCGTTGGCGGCGCGATCCTGCGGTTCAAGGCATCCAACATCCTTGAAGACCACATCAAAGCCTCGTAGTCACCTTCACTAGACACCCGTCTTAGACTCCCACCAACCACACAGCATCATGAGCATCACCTACAACTGGGCCATCGCCAACCTAGAACGCGAGGTTTCGGACGGTTACGTCTTTACCGCGCACTGGACGGTGGTGGGCATCTCTGATGACGTTGACCCCGAAGGCAATCCCTACAACTCCGGTGCCTATGGCTCCATGGGTCTGGAGCGTCCTGAGGGCAGCATGATCCCGTTCAGCCAGCTCACCCAAGAGCTTTGCGTTCAGTGGGTCAAGGACAAGTTTGGCCCGGATAAGGTCACCGAGATCGAGGAAGCGCTCGCTGCACGGATCGTAGACCAGCAGTTTCCGACCGTTGAAGCTGGCGTCCCGTGGCAGTAAAAGCAAAGGCTGGTCTAAGCGGCACCGTCCGCAAGGATCCTGTCCCCAAGACAACCAGCCAAGGGCAAGGGCAGCGCTCCAGGCCGCGACGTCGTGGCCGCAAAAAGCTGCGCGGGCAGGGTCGTTAAACTGATTACATGATCGAGGTCATCGCTGCTATTGCTGGAGCGTCGATCTCCGTTGCCGCGATGGGCGCGATGGGCTTTAGCCGTCGCAACGATGAAGCACGCGAAGCTGTAATTAGACTGACCGCTGCCGTAGAGCATATTGCCACACAGCTAGAGGTGCTGCATAAGGACATCAAGGAGGACCGTAAGGAAACTTTTTCACGTCTTAATGGCGTTGAGCAGCGCGTGACTATGCTTGAGGCACGGCCTACACGCTAACCCAGTGGACTTCCTTTCTCATCCCGCCTTCTGGATCATCGTCGCTGCTGCTAGCGAGCTGATCGCGATTAGCCCACTGAAGAGCAACAGCATTGTGCAGCTGGTGTTTCAGGTGCTGAACCTGTTGAAGGCAAAAAAGCGCTGACCTCGTTCGCTATTCGCAAACAGCGATTCGAGGCCCAGTTGCCGGCCAAGCTAGACCAAGCCGAAGCGGACTGGCACGCAGCGCAGCCCGTAGGCCCTGAGCCGGTGATTACGCATCACCCGGTAGACGACACACTGCAAACCGGAGATAGCCGCCTACTTGGCGGTGCAATGGAGATCAAGTCACCATGGTCAAACTGAGCGACCTGTTCCGGTACTACAAGCACGGCACGCCGCATCAGATGGCGGCCATCTCTGAATTGGAAGCAGAGCTGTTAAAGGTTGCGCCTGCAATCTTGAATAGGGACCAAGCCTGGTACAAAACCTGGCAGCAAGGCGGCAAGCTGCATAATTATGGGCCAGCGATAAAGCTGATAAAAGAGTTTGAGGGCTGCCACCTAAGCGCTTACCCTGATCCGCTTAGCGGCGGCGACCCGTGGACCATCGGCTATGGCACCACCAGGTACAGCGATGGCCGCAAGGTGCAACGCGGCGACAAGATTACAGTTATTGAAGCCAGCAGCCTGCTTGAACTTGAGATAGACCGCATTGCCGCCAAGCTGCGTGCGACGGTGCCGTTTTGGAATGCCATGAGCGGCAACCAGCAATGTGCGCTGATTAGCTTTGCCTACAACCTGGGCAGCGGGTTCTACGGATCCGAAGGATTCGAGACGATCAGCAAGCGCCTGAAAGAGAAGGACTGGGCAGGGGTGCCAGCAGCGATGCTGTTGTATCGCAACCCCGGCACCAGCGTCGAGGCTGGTTTGCTACGTCGCCGGCAGGCAGAAGGCAGACTGTGGGTTGGCGATCAGCAGCAGGGAGCAGCCAAACTGACGCCTAGCAGTCCGTTCAGCGCACGGATCACGCCGCACATCCGAATCGGTGAGTTTGCGCTAGACCAAGAGGCACGGCGCTTTGATCACCAGTACCAAGTAGATACCGCAGCTGAGCTGGCAGCATTCCTAGAACGCGCTCGTGGTGCATTTGGCAACAAGCCGCTCATCATCACGTCGGGTTACAGACCAGCAATCATCAATCGGCAGGTAGGTGGTGCCAGCGGCAGCGAGCACCTATTTAATGCGCCTGGCGTGGGTGCAGTTGACTGGTATATCAACGGCGTGGACATCTACAAGCTGCAGGACTGGTGCGTCAAGCATTGGCCATACAGCACTGGACTAGGCGCACCCAAGGGCTTTATCCATACCGGCATCCGTCAAGGCAGGCCGCGTCTCACTTGGCCTTATTAGACTGCCTGTGTAAGCCGCTACCAACGGCATGGCGATCACGTCTACGCGAGTATCGCCAGAGCTTTTGGAGATACGGATACCGTACAACAGCACCAAGGAAGAAGCAACCTTTCTACTGCTGTCGGACATCCACCTAGATAACCCAAAGTGCAACCGCAAGCTGCTGCTGCAGCACTTGGATGAGTGCAAGGCGATTGGCGGCCATGCTTTGATGTTTGGCGACGTGCTTTGCCTGATGCAAGGCAAAAAGGATCGGCGCGGCAGCAAGGGCGACATCAGGCCAGAGCATCTTGGCGGCAACTATTTTGATCTGGTGTTCCGCGAGTCAGCCGACCTGCTCCGGCCATACGGTGACATGATCCTGATGATGGGCGACGGCAACCACGAGACTGCCGTGCTCAACAATCAAGAGATCGACCCGCTAGAGAACGTGGTCAGGCTCATGCGCAACGATGGCGCGGTTACCGAACACATGGGATACCAGGGCTTTGTGCGGTTTGCGTTCCGGCAGTCAGCCGGCCGTACACGCCGCTGCACATTGTTCTTCCACCACGGCGCATGGGGCGGCATCGTCACCAAAGGCACCATGGGTGGCGGCCGCTACGCGCAGATCGCACCTGATGCAGACATCATGCTTAACGGCCACAACCACGAGCGCAGCATTGTGGCACACCCGTGCTACCGCATCGCAGAAAACGGCAAGGCATGGATTGAGCAGCGCTGGCACCTGCAAACCGGCACCTACAAGCAGGAGTTTGGCGCTACTGGTGGCTGGGCGATTGAGCGCATCGTAATGCCTAAGTCACTTGGCGGGATATGGCTAACGCTGCGGCCACGAGAGCGCGGCGGCGTTGACATCTCCTGCAGGCCAACCGTATGAGACAGTACGTCCTTGAGATTGAGTACACCATTGTGGTGGAATCTGAAGACGACGACCCAGAAGAGGTATCGGACAATTTCGTGGCGCGGCTCACTGAGCTAGCGCCGTCCAACGATCACGTCCTGGGCCTCACGGTTCAGGTGTTACCCATCCCGGAACTGCGTGGATCATTTGATTGATGGCTCCAACCTCGTATCAAAACGCAGCGCAAAGCATCAATTTAGACAGCAAATTTTTGAAGCATGGGGCCATACATGCGCGTATTGCGGCGCCCCGGCTGACACGCTAGACCATGTGAAGCCACGTCATAAAGGTGGCGCTACTGTTGCTTGCAATCTTGTACCGGCGTGCAAGAATTGCAACCGTAAGAAAGGCAGCGAGGAATGGCGCGAATGGTTTAGCCGTCAAGATTCGTGGTCTGTTGATCGCGTTCTAAAGATTCAGGATTGGTTGGTTGATTGAGCATCTGATGGTAAAAAATCAGTGCTTGCCACTGCTGCCTGTGCTCTCGGCACATACCGTTGAAGCAAACCCTCCATACATCCTGATAGCGGCTGATTGTTGGTTTCGACATGGCCAAGCGGGGTATTGCTTAATGGGTTGCTCATCAGCATACGAAGGCGGCTAATGCCACGACGCTCTAGGTTTTGCAGCTTGGTGCGGCTGACGCCTGTTTGTTGTTCAAGTTGCGCCCAGGTGACAGGCCGCGCAAGGTTTCTGGCATGGATTACCTGTTTGGTCAACGGGTCTAAGTATTTGTTAAAACAATCCATCAATTCGCGTATCTCTTGCCGGGTTTCTATCAGGTCATTGTCGTAGTTAGGGTCAGCAATGTTGTCACCGATGCATGTGGTCTCGGTGTCAGCAACACGCTGGTCTAGGCTTGTCACTTTATAGGTTTGCTTTAACAAGTATGACAGTTCTTCTACATCCATATCCAGTGCGTTAGATATTTCGCTCATGGTTGGCTGTCTGCCGATCTTATGGCTTAGATCCTGCATGGTGCGGTTTATCTTGTACAGCATCTCATGCAAACTGGTTGGCAGGCGAATTATGGAGTCATGCTGGATCAATGCCCGCGTAATGCCTTGCCTGATCCACCAATAGGCATAAGTTGAAAACTTGTAACCGCGTGACGGGTCGAATAGCTCAACCGCACGCGCAAGGCCGATATTGCCCTCTTGGATCAAGTCCATCAACTCAAGCGTCTTATTGCTGCGCTTGTCGTACTTGCGGGCTACATGGACTACAAGCTGCAGGTTGGACTTAATAAACCGTTGCCTAGCGCGTTCACCGCTTCGCAACTCGCGTTGCTCATCACGGGTTAGCTCCCTGTCGCATTGTCTTAATTCTTGCCATCTAATGACACGCCTGCCGAGTTGTATCTCTTGTTGCGGTGTCAGTAGTGGATATTTGGCGATACTGTTGAGGTAGTCTTTGATGCTGTCGGCCATGATGAATCCATTAGTTCACACAATGGAAGCACAGTTCCACGGCGCTGCCAACGCTAACATGTTGCGCCAGCTACATGCAGCAAAAGATTGGAATGCGTTACTTGAGTACAGCTTGCTACTGGCTGAGCAGGAGGCTAGCCAGCGCTCGCAGATTAAGTGGCTAGCTGCCGAGGCGATGCGCTCATGCAGCATCGAGCCTTGGCATTTGGCTGCGGCCGAGGAACTGCTTGGAGGCAGCCACTAGCTTGTCATTGTTGTAGTGCCCAACCTGCGCATAGCTCAGCGCTGGCTGCTGGCTCATGCGGAAAAACACCATCTGACCAATCTTGAGCCCTGGGTAAATGGGCAGCGGCTGCAGCTGACGGGCGTTTTTCAGCTCTAGCGTTAGCGTGCTGCCATTCCAGCCGGGATCGGCATAGCCGGCGTGGAGGTTCTCATAGCCCTCCCTAGCGCGGCTTGACTTCAGGAAGAACAGGCCGGCGATATCTTCCGGCATGTAAAAGGTCTCCACCGTCTGGGCCAGCACAAACTGACCAGGCACCAACTCGTATGGATGCTCCACGGTGTAACCGCTGATGTCAAGCGGAATCATCTGGTGCCCTTGGACCGATTCGAGCATGATCAGGTTGCCAAGCCGCAGGTCCAAGCTGGCAGGATTGATCAGCTCTGGGTCATGGCCCTGCACCATCCCCTGAGTGACGATCAGGTCTTCGATTTCGGTGTCAGATAGGATCATTGATGTCGATAACGTGTTTACCAGTGCAGTGCTTAGATGCTGACCATTTCAGGTCATACTTTGAAATTTGAATTTCTGCCGGTTGCTTGGTGTACCAGCGGTGATTACACCCATCGCAGCGGCGACGCCTAACAATCGTACCGTCAGCCAATTGATTGGTCATAACGACATACGTCTGCTGGCATGAGCAGCTAGGGCATCGGACTTGAACTGCTGGCACGTCTAACTCGGCTCATAGCATCGGACCTGAATTGCTTGCATGTATCTTCTAAATCTTGGGCAAGGACGGCAGCCGAACGCAGCAGCGTTGTAAGCGTCACCGGCTTCATGTCACGATCCGTCGCATAGCGAATGGCGTGCCTGAAGCCTTGACTGATGTTGCCGCCGCCGAGTTTGCGGGCAGCTTCAATCTCCTCGCGGCTCATGCGAATGTTCACCGTGTAGTTGCGACCGCGCTGCGTTGGTATGCGCGGGCTAGGCATTGCCCTCTAGCTCGGCAGCGATGGCGAGAAAATGAGCGCGAATGGCGTGATGTGCGGCGAACACGCCTGCATCAGCGTCGGTGTCACCTAATGGCGTGTTCATCTGCACCTGATCCGCAGCAGCTCGCAGAGCGGCGGCAATCGCGGGCAGGTAATGCCAGTCATCCGGCTTGCCGCTGGCGGCGCGGTTGAACTCCCAGAACACTTGTTGCGCGGCAGGGGAGAGGTTAGTCATCCAAGGCCTCCTCCATGTCGCGCTTTACCAAATCAGCAATGCGCTGCTGATACAGCCCGGTGTAGGTTTCGCAGGTGCGGCCATAGTGGTGATACAACCACTCCAAGTAGTCCTGCCGTTGCTGGTCAGCTATTGGGTTGTTCACTGATAAGCTCCATCAACTCAAGGACATGGGCCGCAAAGGCGGCATGGGTCATCACTGCATGGGTGCCAGGAGGGCGCCCGTAGGACGCCTCCCACCACTCCTTGAATGCAGCTTCAAGGCTGGTTTGGTTCATCAGAATGCAGACTCCTCGCTAGCAGCAGCAGCAGCACGCGGCAGGTATTCAAACCGGGTGACGTTCAGCACATGCTTAGAGCGCTTAGCGCCGCTCTCCTTATCCTGCCAGTCCTGACGGCGAATGCCGCCGGTAACCATGATGCTGTCGCCTTTTTTGCAGTTGTCGGCAATCATTTGACCGCCTTTACCCCAGACCTCTACGTCAATTGCATTGTTGATGTAGTTGCCATCTTTATCTTTGCCTTCCTGAATGCCTGCACCAAAGTTGCAAACACAAGTACCGGAATCAAAAAACTTAATTTGCGGCTCGCTAATAATGCGCACGACGCCGGAAGCATACAAACTCATGGGTTGATTGGTGTAATGGAATGGGTCTCTTCAAAGGCCAGTACATCAGGCAGGTTGTACCTGACGCGGGACTGGCCGAGTGGACATCCTAGCCTCGGGACTGTGTAATAGCTAGGTCCTTGGCCGCGTAATCGTTGAGACTTAATGCTGGACGGCTTGAGGCCCCAACGCTCGGCTAGTTGCTCAGTTGTCAGATAACTCATTCTCTTTTTCAAGCATTAGTTGCAAAAGTTGATCGTGCTGCTCTTGGCTGATCTCACCGGCTTCTAGCCGTGCCGCCATACGCGGTTGCAGGTCTTCTAGATCCTGCAGGGTTTTGGCCTTAGCGATGGCCGCCTTACCAGCGGTGAACGTCTTGCTGCTGTCTACCTTGGTGGTAGCAGGCAGCTTGACCTGCTCAGCTGGCGTGACCGTAACAGTCTCGGCTTGGTCCATTTCGTCGGTGCTGTACACACCAGACATGTCGGCAGGGAATGCCTTACGAAGCGCCAGCGCCTCAGAGCATTTGGCAATCATGGCGGCTGGCATTTTGGACCACAGCCCTTGGCCGGCGTTGTAGTCAGCAAAGCGGGCAACACCAATAAAAGGGTGTTGGCTGCCTTTGCGATGCACGATGGTCTTAGCTGCAGCGGGCGGCTTGCTGGAGAGCCATACGTCGCGCCATTCGCCTTCATCACCACACCAGTACGTCTCGCTGCCGTCTAGTTGTCCGGTGCGTTCGGCAATGGCACGCAAACCGTCAATGCCGGCCTGAATGGTCATCTTGCCGCCACGCTTGATGGCGTAAATCTGCTTGCTGAATGGGTCAAGGCCAGTGCGCTGGCACGCATAGGCGAACAGCCGCAGCTCATCATTGCTGCAGCCTGGCGCAATGGTGCTGCTAATAAGCTGCGTTTGCTCTGGGGTCCAAAGGGTGATAGCGGTTGACATCAGAACTCGATGGGTGATTGCTGGTTGGCATTAAGTGCCCAGCCGGGCAGGCTGAGCGTTTGGACTGAGGTGTCGCCGTAGCCGGGCCACATGTCAGCGGCCTTGCAGGTGGCGATCACGTCCAGTGCATTATCGCGCATGGTCCGCCCTAGTGCCATAGCGGCATGGTCCAGTTCGTAAACGGCGACCGCATACGGCGCAGTCTTTTCCACTGCGATAAACACAAACCGGCCAGCACCGTGCAAACCAGCGAGGTAATGCGCTGCCTGGACGTGGTAGGCGAAGGTCGCCACGCTACGCGCAAACGCTGCAGGGCTGGCGTCTTGGCATGTCTTCAGGTCAACGATGGTGCTGCCTTGATACCAGTCTGGGCGGCATTTGCAGCGCAGTCCTGTTGGCAGGTCATCCCACCAGAACGACTGCTCAGCCTTGCCATGAGCGAGCAGCGCTGATGCAGCAGGATGCCGTCGGACGCTATCGGCCATGCAGTTAGCGGTCAGCATGTCGCCGGCCGTTACGGCTTCGATGCCAGCAGTAGCCATCTGCTCAGCCTGTTCCTTGCCTGCTTTGGTGTTGCGTGGCCCGCAGACGCCATAGCGGGATGACAGCTCATCAGGCTCCAGCACGGCGCAATGCACCAAGCTGCCTAGCTTCATCGCTGCTGTCGGTTCAACCGGCAAGCGATGCGGGTCCAGATATCGCGCCCAATAGTGGTAAGGCGATTGCATTACCGCTTTGAGGTGACTGGCGCTGACGGCTGGGTCGGCGTGATAGTCGGCACTAGAGATGGTCATGCTTCCACCCCCTCGCGCAGTTTGCGGTGCAGCCGGCTGCTAGGGCCATAGGTTGCGTAAATCTCCGGGAATGCCAGCAGCAGGCGCTCGCGGTTGATCGGGTCAGCCTTGAGGCCGGCTTCAGCCAAGGCGGTAAAGAAGTTACCGGCATACTGCGCTGCAGTGATGAAAGTCCAGTAGCGGTCTGAGTCGGTCATAGAATTAACGCGGTGTGTTGAGGTGGGGCGGTTGGTGTGGCCGCCCCGTTTTCTTTACGCCAGTGCTAGACGGACGCGGTAACGGCTGATGTGCATGTGCTCCGCAATGCGGCGCTGCGTCCAGCCGTAGCCGCGCAGTCGCTTGGCGCGTTGCTCGGTTGACTCCGTTGCCCAGAGCAGAACCAGCAGTGGTAGCAGCAGCAAGGCGGTCAACAGGGCAATTGTGGTTGTCATGGTGTTAAAGCGGGTGGAATGGTGCCGGGATTGGGTGCGGCTCCCGGTTGGCCGCGTGGGTCAAGCCCCGGCAGGTCCCAGTCGATAGCCCGGAGAAAAGATCATGAACTCGTCATTCCAGCCCAGATCCTTCACCGTGACAGGCGCAGCGGTGTAGTAACCGATTGCAGAAACGGTGACGTGCACTTCGTCCCGGTCAACAACTGCGTAGTTGATGGGATTGCGCCAATCGGCAGGATCGGCAACCTTGGCAAAAGCAGCATCAAGCTGTGCCTCAGTAAACGGAGTACCAGTTTCCTGAAGGATCAGCATCTGAAGCGCAGCCTCCGGGCTGCCGAGTGGGGGTCTTGCCCCCTGATGCACATATCCTACACCATGTGCCGCCGTGGTCAAGCGTGGTGAGGGGAATGGATGAGGTCAGGTAACGCCCGACCCCCGAGGCGGCCGACCTGCGTCGTCGGCGGGACTATCTCCGGCCCCTGCATCCGGCTTATGGGTGATGGTCAGCCTTCGTCGCTGACAGGACTAACTCCGGGCCATGCATCCGGCTTGTGGCTGAAGTGATACTACCGCCCTGGTCACGCATGGTCAACCGTTGGGCATCCTCAACGCTGCGTGCCACGCCAGCAATGCCGCCGGCAGCTTGCACCGCATCAAGCCACTGCTGCTGCTCTGGCCTGAGCCTGCCGGTGGGTGTCTTGACCTCGATGCTGAGAAACACAGCCACCTGGGTGCCGACCATCTCAGGGGTGACGGTGACCGTCCGCCAGCCGATCAGGTCAGCACTGCCCTTGGCCAGGCCAAACTGCACAGGGCGGCCATGCTGGTCGCGCAGGGTGCCGGTGTTGTTGCGGAACACCTTAATATCACCGTGGCTGATGGCTAGCCGGATTTCCTGCTGGATGCGTTGCTCGCTCACCAATAACTCTTAAGTGCGTCTTGCAATGATAATCCTTTTTGCTTGTGCATTGTGCAAATATGATCAACAATTTCAAAGATTGCTTTAGATTCGCTTTCTATCCAACTCAAAGGCAATATAACAGACGTTCGTTTTCTATTTTCTGCAATTCTAGTCAACTGACACCTGCCGTCTGGATTAAGTTTTGTTTTTGCCATTGCTCTAATAACCCAACCACGTCCATGTGCTCGTTTAATTTTTAAGCGCAAATCTTCGACCCACTGCTCTTCCGTCGCAACTTGCGATTTGCGCCATTTCTGCAATTCTTCAATATCATTTTTAAGGCTGACCACAAGATCAACTAAGTCAGCAAGCTCAGATGCTGGTTCACTTGGCGTTGCAGCATTGTTACTTAAAAATGCTGCTAGCGCTTCATTTACGACATCACTTGCATCAATGTTTATCCCATTTTCCTGCTGTCTGTTGACATAAGACTTTAAGCGGTTTGCTGTCTCAGGCTGCACATACCAGGCGCGATTAACCCACGAATCGCGTTTGCTAGTTGCTGCTACTGTCATTTGACTTTGCTCCATTGTCCTTTGGTTTGACGGGCGGCCAGAACATGCTTTGCCCATGCCACCGGGTTTTTGTAGCCTCTTTGCTGACCTAGCGCAATGAGTTGTTGCAGAGTTTGCGCGTTGCCTTGTTCGCGGCGTTGCTGGCGTTGCAACTCCTGCAGCTCACCCTCGACCACCTTTAGCTCCCTGGCCTCCTGCGGGGCGAACACATGCCCGCAGTCAGGGCAGACCTGTGTGGCGCTCATGCTGGTAGCGAAGCACACCGGGCACACCTTGACGCTGGGCGCTTGCTCGCGGTCGCGCTTTTTGGCACCATCCAGTGTCCAGTCGCGGTCCTCAAGGTGATGCCCTAGCCTGAGCGTGTTGCCCACATGGTCCAGCACCACAGCGGTCTTGCCGTGGCTTGGCCTCAGGCAGCGGCCGATCATTTGCAAATGCAGGCTGACGCTCTGCGTTGGCCTGAGCAGGATGCAGCCGCCGACGCTGGGCACGTCTACGCCCTCGCCAATCAAGCTGCAACTGGTCAGCACCTTGATGCGGCCAGTGCCCAATGCTGTTAACAGGTCTCTGCGCTGGTCGGTGGTCATGGTGCCATCAATGCTGGCGGCTGGGATGCCCTGGGACATGAATAGCGCCGCAACCGCTTCGGCATGCGCCACTGAGCAGCAGAAGGCGATAGCTGTCTGCCCTGCCAGGTGCTTGCGGTAGTGGCTAACGCAGTCGCCCATGATGGTCCCGACGCGCTCCTCTGCTTGCTTGGCGTCAAAGTCGCCCATCTTCTTGCGCAGCCCGGCAGTGTCAAACCCCGGCGGTGCCAGCACGCGAGCATTGGCTAGGTAGCCGTTATCGGTCAGCCACGCAGCGCTGGGGCCCTGCACCATGGCCTCATAGTGGTCACCAAGCCCACGACCGTCACCACGGCATGGCGTCGCTGTCACTCCTAAAACGTGCGCTATTTGGAAATGGCGAATGACCGTCGCCCACTGGCCTGCATTGGTGTGGTGCGCCTCGTCCACCACCAAGAGCTGAAAGAACTCCCCCGGCAGCTTGTGCAGCCTCCGGGCAAGGGTCTGCACACTGGCCACCTGCACCGCATGGCTTAGGTCCATGTTGCGGCCTGCTGCGATGCGGCCATGCGTCACGCCCATAGCCGTAAGGCTGCGGCTGGCCTGGTCCAGCAGCTCTGCGCGGTGGACAAGTATGCAGACGCGGTTGCCTTTTTTGGCGGCGGACTGGGCGATATAGCTGAAGCACACCGTCTTGCCGCCGCCGGTTGGCAGCACTGCTAGCACTGTGCGCTTGCCGAGCTGGTACTGCAGGCGGATATCGGTGATGAGTTGTTGCTGGTAGGGGCGGAGGTTCATAATCCTCTAGCAAAAACTCCGTGCAACTGTTGAGATGCTTTGCAATAAGCGGCGTGAGCATCCTCTGCCGTATCAAAATATCCAAGATTCTTTTTTACGCCATTTGATTGTATTTGCGCATTCCATTTGTTTTTCGATTTTTTCCAGCTTACGCCTTTGTAGCCGCTGCTGCTATTTTTTGGAGCGCCGCGATTGCAGGCATTTTCTGTATTACTTGCCAACCGAAGATTAACAAATGAATTGTCACTTGGATTTGAATTAATGTGGTCAACATGAAAGTCGCCAGGGTCTTCTCCTGTCGCCAATAGCCAAGCCAGTCTTTGCGCTTGATATTTGCGGCCATTAATCCTGATGCGCTTGTATCCATTGGCATCAATACAACCAGCTTCGGCTCCTGCAGTTTTTCCTCCTGCAGCCTTTTTCCAAGAAAAAAATCCGGTTTCCTGATCGTACTGAATAAGTTCTGTAATCACCTCAAGAGGTGGTAATGGGACTGATTTGGTCATTGGCACTGCTGGTGGCCTTGCAACCTTAGCAAAAAGCGCTAGGCTGCGCAAGCCCACCGCTAAAACCCATGGAGCTAGCTCACCCGCTTTCGGTCCAGTTCACGGCTGAACAGCTTGCTTGGCTTGATGCCCGTCGCGTCGCTGGCTTGTCCCGTAGTGCCGTGCTGCGACTCGTAGTCGAGCAGGCCATGCGCCTTGACAAGCAAGGCCTGCTGCCTGCTACGGGACGCCGCGAGTCATGAGCAGTGACCTGTTGGCGCAGCTCATGAAGCTGCCACGTGACTGGTCTTATGTGCCAGTTGATGGCGAAAAACGGCCATACATCAAAGATTGGCAGGATGGCCACATCACTCGCGCTCAGCTTGGCAATGAGCTGAAGTCTGGCCGCGCCAAGGCAATTGGCGTTTGTTGCGGCACCCTTAGCGGTGGCCTGCTGTTCGTTGACCATGACGGCAAGTCCGCGTCGCGGCTGTTCGATGAATGGGGCATCCCGGTCAGCTCGTTGCCGCAGTCTTGGACCGTAACCAGTGGCCGCGACGGGCGGTTTCAGATCATTTACCAAGTGCCTCAGCAGTACTGGGCAGACATCCGCACTCGTAAGTACAAAACTGGCGTCATTGACAGCGAAGGCAAGCCCGAACAGGTTGAGCTGCGCTGGGATGGCTGCCAGTCCGTCATTGCCGGTGCGCACCCGTTGACCTCTGGCTATAGCTGGGTGCCAGGTCGATCGCCAAGCGATGTGGACATTGCTGAGGCACCGGCGGATTTGTTAGCGCGGATGCTACGGCAGCCTGTGCAGGCGCCGTTGCCGTTGATGACTGCTGCCGGCAGTGACGACACAGCGCGAGCGCGGTCATACCTCGAAGCGCTGCAACCCAGCCGCGCTGATGACTATGACCAGTGGCTTGAGGTGGGCATGGCACTACACAGCGTCGACGATGCCCTGCTGGCTGACTGGATCAACTGGTCAGCGCAGTCATCCAAGTTCAAGCCCGGTGACTGCGAACACAAGTGGCGCGGCTTCAAGTCTGGCGGTGGCATCACCCTTGGCACCCTTGGTCAACTGGCCAAGCAAGATGGTTGGCGCGGGCGGCAGCAACTTGAGCCTGTCCGCCGTGAGCGGCCTGCAAGCAAGCAGCCGCCGTCAGCGGTGAACCCGCAATTGCAGCCGATGAATGCTGCAGAGCTGCTCAACCTGCTGCGGCACGGCGACAGCGCCTACCGCTACAACACCTTCACCCAGCGCATTGAAGTAGACGGCGCTCCCATTGAAGGCGCCGAGCGGTTTTACCTCACCCTGGCAGAGATGGGTTACAAGGTCTCCAAGGAGGTTGCCCTGGACTGCATTGTGCAGGTGGCTAACGAGTCGCCTTATGACCCGGTTGTCGAGTACCTCGACCGCGTTGCCGCAACCGTTGCGCCTGCTTACATCGAAGCGCTGTCCACTGGCTACCTGCGACCTAGTGACACGCCAGGCACCATCTACGACGAAATGCTAAAGCGCACGCTCATCGGTGCAGTTGCACGTGCCTACAACCCTGGTTGCAAGCACGATACCGCTTGCGTGATCATGGGCGACCAAGGCGCTTACAAGTCATCATTCTGGAACTGCCTTGCCGGTGACTTCTTCAGTGATGCCTTAGGTGACATCAGCTCAAAAGATGACCTGATGGTATTACACCGCTCTTGGATTATGGAGTGGGCAGAGCTTGACCATGTAACCAATCGCAAGCACGCCGGTCAAGTCAAAGCGTTCCTATCGCAGGCGGTTGATATGTTCCGCGTGCCTTACGGCAAGTCAACTGAAGCATTCCCTAGGCGCGGAATCATTGTTGGCACGACTAACCGAACCACCGGCTTTTTGGTGGATGAAACTGGCAACCGGCGGTTCTGGGTCATACCCACAACCAAGACGCAGGCTGACCAAATTGACACCGCCGCGCTATTACTGGAGCGTGATGCAATATGGTCCGCCGCTGTTGCTGCATACCGCAATGGTGAGACCAGCAGGCTGCCTGCTGACATGGAACGCCTGCTTGCAAGCGAAAACGAATCTTACGTCGTGGACAATCCTTGGCAGGCTGAAATTGAAGCTTGGTTAAAGAAGAATCCACTTACGGACATTACCACTGAGAAGTTGCTCACCGATGCCATTAAAAAGCCCGTTGAACGCCAAAGCAGGGGTGATCAGATGCAAGTGGCGGACGTGCTCAAGCGGCTGGGTTACAGGCGTTACCGAGGCAGTATCGGCGGAAGCAGGGCTTACGTCTACCGGCGGTGATGTCCTACCTAGGTGGGGATGGTGTCCTACCTCAAAATCCCTGAGATCCTTTCTGGCGCAAGAGGTTTGGGGCAATCATCCCTACCTGCCAGTGTCCTACCTACTTCGCAGAATCCCCTACGCGCCCTTTCCTTCTCTTCTTTTTATTACTCTTTAAGAGTAGGAGAGGAAGGTAGGACGGATGCCGAGAACGCCTGCGCTGCATGGGAACTGCCCTGTCCCACTTCTGCCCTACCTGCGTTTTGGGTGGGACATGCCCTAATCTGCCGCCTTTGGAGCCCGCCTGATGCGTGAAGTCAAAGTCCGTTTTGAAGAGCCTGACCTGTTGGCACTAGACCAGCAGGCCGCAGCGGCTGGGCTGTCCCGTGCGGAGTTGATCCGCAGCCGGGCGTTGGTGTCGAATTGCGACAGTGGCCTTACCGTTGCTGGTTATCACCGGCTAGTGTCCGATGCGCTTACCAATGTGCGCGGGGACATCCCACGCCGCATGGTTGAGCAGCTTGTCGCTTATGTCATCACATGGATCTCGTCAACACCTCACCCAAGCAGCAACCAGTCCTGAATCGCCTCAGCGACACCATGGACCATGCACTTGCTTATGCCGCCGCAGTTGTGGATAATGCCACCGATGACGGCGTGCCCATCCCTGCTGAACTGGTCGCCAGCTTTGCCGCTGATTACGACCGCATAATCCTTTACCTCACCCAAGCGGCCAGTGTCGGATCCCGTTGACCACCCAAGTCACTACACCAGCAGCAGCATTGAATGCATTGATGCAATCCGCGCAGCACTCACACCAGAGGAATGGCGCGGTTACATCAAAGGCAATGTTATGAAATACTGCTGGCGCGAGAGGCTTAAGGCTGGCGACATTGACCTAGCCAAGGCTGCTTGGTATCTCACACACCTGCACCAATGAAGCTCATTACCACACAGGGCGACCTCGCCCATGCGCTACGCACCATTGCCCCAGCCATCAGCACCAGCAACAGCCACCCGATCTTGAGCTGCTGCCTGCTTGCTGCCGATGGCGCAACCATGACCGTCACCGGCTTCAACCTGGACCTTGGCATCAGCGTCACGGTCCCCGCAGCTGTAGAGGCACCTGGCACCGTCGCGTTGCCGCACAGGCTGCTAGCGGGGCTTGTAAGCCGCTTTGAGGATGGCGAGGTGCTCACCCTGTCAGATGGCGCTCTGACGGCCTGTGGCGCGTCCTACGGCCTTGCAGCGATGGATGCTGAGGATTTCCCCGCCATGCCCGTTGTAGAGGCACCTGGCGCTGAGCTATCGCTATCCGACGGTGTACGCGCCTGCCTGCCGTGTTGCAGTACCGACATCAGCAAGGCCATGCTCTCCGGCATTCACATGGCAGCCGGCTACATGGAGGCCACTGACGGCCACCGGCTCATGCGCATCCCCGTAGCGCTACCAGACGGCATTGACCTGGTGCTACCCGCCAGCACGATGAAGCTGCTGCAGGATCGCACCGTCACCGTGGCAGCAGCAGCCGGTCAGGCCGTCATCGATGCCGGTGATGGCATCACCATCTACAGCCGCATCCTTGATGGCAAGTACCCCGATGTGGCAGCGCTGGTGCCCGCCAGCTTTGAGCACACCATGACCCTGGACCGGCACCGCTTTGCCCGGTGCCTGGAGCGTGTCGCGCTGATCGCAGAGGCGCACAACTCAGTTGTCAAGCTCACTGCAGTCGATGGCTATGTGGTCATCACCGCCGAGGCTGATGCCAACAATGGCAAGGAGCGCCTTGACTACGACGGCGACGGCACCGGCGCATGGGCGTTCAATGTCCATTACCTGCTTGATGGCCTCAAAGCCATGCGCGGTAACGAAGCCGTGCTGCTTTCGGCCAATTCAGCCACGACCCCTGTAACATTGCAGCCAGCAGACAAAACTGGTATGACCTACCTGGTCATGCCGGTGCAAATCAGAGAATGACATCCATCAAGGATTTAAAGTCCGATCACAAAAACGCCCGCAAGCGGACAGACCGCTCAGCCAAGCTCATTGCTGAGTCGCTGCAGCGTTTTGGTGCCGCACGCAGCATTGTCATCGACGAAGAGAACCGCATCCTTGCTGGTAACGGCACCATTGAAGGCGCCAAGGCAGCAGGCATCAAGAATGTCCGGGTCATCGAAACCGATGGCACCGAAATCATCGCTGTCAAGCGCACGGGCTTAACCGAAGACGAGAAGATCGGCCTCGCTTTGGCCGACAACCGCACCAGTGACCTGTCTGATTGGGACAAGGACATGCTGCAGCAGCTCAGCGCAGAGCATGACTTAGCGCCATGGTTTGACGCCGATGACCTAGCCGAGATCCTTGGCACCGTTGAGGAGTTACCCGCCGAGGGTTTGACCGATGCCGATGATGTACCTGAGGCGCCAGAAGAGCCGGTCACCAAGCTTGGCGACCTCTGGATCCTTGGCGATCACCGCTTGCTTTGCGGGGATAGCACTGACGTGCTAGCTGTTGAGCGGTTGATGGATGGGCAGAAGGCCGACATGGTGTTCACTGATCCGCCTTATGGGATGAGCTATCAATCCAACATGCGAACAAAGTCAGCTAAGTTCGCAGTACTGGAAAACGATGACAAGATCATCACTGACTGGATCCCACTCGCCACTGCCTTCTCCTCTGGCTTCTGCTTTATCTGGACAACCTGGAAAGTCCTTGATCAGTGGTTAGATGCGACTAAAGACTTTGCACCCTTGACTAACATGGTCGTATGGGATAAAGGCGGCGGTGGCATTGGCGACCTCCAGAAAACCTATTTGACAGACCATGAGATTGCGCTGGTTTTCAACAGGGGCGCATCCCTCACCGGAAAGCGCATCGGCTCTGTTTGGGACATTGGCAAGGACCGTGCGACGGATTACGTTCACCCAACGCAAAAGCCAGTAGCCCTCGCTGAGCTGGCACTTGATACCACCACAAAACGCGGACACGTCATCCTTGACTTTTTTGGCGGTAGTGGCAGCACGCTTATCGCCTGCGAACGCCAGCATCGCCATGCCCGCCTCATGGAACTCGACCCCGCCTACTGCGACGTGATCGTTCAACGGTGGCAGGCATTTACCGGCAAGCTCGCTACCCTTGAGGAAACAAAGGAGGCGTTCTAATGGCCGCCCCCAAGGGCACACAAGCAGAAACTCAGTTACGCGCTCAACGCTTTGCTCGCATCATTGCAAGTGGTGGGCGCAGGTCTGACTGTGTTCGCTATGCTGCCGAAAATTGGGGGGTTGGTGAACGGTCTTGCGATAAATACCTCGCAATGGCCCGCGACCAGCTCAAGGCTGATTGGGACATTGAACGCCCGCAAATGGTGGCTGATCTGCTGAGCCAGTGCAGCACTTTGCAGATGGAAGCTAGGCGGGCTGGGCAGTATCACATTGCCCTTGGTGCGATCAATACCGCAGCCAAACTGGCGCAGCTCTGCTCATGAGCATTCTTGCTGCAGCCCGTGAAGGGCATGTGCTCATGCAGCTCAACCACGGCGGTGAGCTGACTGATGTAGATGCCCTGCTTGCGCGTATCAGAAGCGACCTGCACCCCGGCCAGCTTGCGTTTGTCGATGACACCGCAACGCAGATCCTTGGCATCAGCGCGGGGTATGGCGCTGGCAAGACCAGGGCGCTATGCGCCAAAGCGGTGATGCTGGCGGCGGTCAATCAGGGCTTTATCGGCTGCGTCATGGAGCCGACCGGACCGCTGATCCGCGACATCTGGCAGACGGACTTCGAGGCGTTTCTAGAGGCGTACGACATCCCGTACACCTTCAGGGCTAGCCCGCTGCCGGAGTACATGCTGCACCTGCCGGGCGGTGACACCAAGATCCTGTGCCGCAGCTTTGAGAACTGGAGCCGCATCATCGGTTTAAACCTTGCCTGGGTGCTGGCTGATGAGATTGATACGGTGACGCCCAGCATTGCTAATAAGGCATTCCCCAAAATCCTTGGCCGACTCCGCAGCGGCAATGTCCGGCAGTTTGGCGCGGCATCGACGCCAGAGGGCTTCCGGTGGATGTGGAACACCTTCGGCAGCGACGAGGCCAAGGCAAGGCCTGACCGGCATCTGATCAAGATGCGCACCGTTGACAATCCGCACCTACCACCGGATTTCATCGAGCGGCTGGAAGCCAACTACGACCCAAGCCTGCTGCGGGCGTACCTAGACGGAGAGTTTGTCAACCTGACAACCGGGCAGGTCTATGACCGTTTCGACCGGGCGAAGCATGTGGTCAGCGAGCTGCCGGATACTGACCGCGAACCCCTAAGGGTTGGCGTTGACTTTAACGTTGGCAACATGTCGGCGGTGATCGCTATCAGGATTGGCAGCAGCCTGCTGGTGATTGATGAGATCAGCGGCGCCCACGACACCGACGCACTGGCGCAGGAGGTGATCAGGCGCTACCCCGATAGGCGGATGTACGCCTACCCAGATGCCAGCGGCGGCAACCGCAGCACCAACGCAAGCCAGACCGATGTGCAGATCCTTGAGAGCTATGGCATGTCCAACCAGTCACCGCGAGCAAATCCTCCCGTTCGTGATCGGGTGGCTGCTGTTCAGGCTTTGCTGGAAAACGGCAAAGGGCAGGTCAGGTTGCAGGTGTCAGAAACTTGCAAGCGGGTCATCGAATGCTTAGAGCTGCAGTGCTACACCGACAAGGGCGAGCCGGACAAGGACGCGGGCTTTGACCACATGAACGACGCGCTCGGCTACCTGGTGTGGCGCGAGTTCAACCCGCTGCACGCTGGCGCTGGCCGGAGCACGGGCATTCGGCTTTACTAGGGTTGACCACGGCGGCAAACGCTGGTATCTTTTGCTCACGGCCAGTCGGCCGCCCACCTACCATCCCAACCATGACCACCAACCCCTGGCTCAATCGCTTTGCAGCCCTGACGCTGCTGTTCATGATGTACGGCGTTGGCATCAGCGTCGGCCGTGACCAGGCCGTGCAAGCGCATCACAACCACCCGGCCTGCCATCAGGGGCTGAAGCCGTAAACTGACATCATTGTCAGCAGTTAGCGGTCGTGTATACAGGCTTTAATGCGTATGACCGGCCGCTAGCGCAGCGCACCGTATCGAAGGTCAATGACCCTAATACAAGCTGGTACGCGCAAGAGCCACACTGGATCCTGATCGAGGATCTGCTGCAGGGCACCTACGGCATGCGCAAGAAGCATCGCCGTTACCTGCCGCAAGAACCACGCGAGCTAGACGAGTCCTACGACAACCGCCTAGCTCGTAGCGTCTGCCCGCCGTATTACATCCGCCTAGAGCGCATGTTGGCCGGCATGCTGACCCGCAAGCCCGTCCGACTGGATGACACCGCCGACGCAATCCGCGAGCAACTATTCGACGTAGACCTGCAAGGCAATGACCTCAATGTCTGGACCTATGAAGCAGCCCGCAAAATGGTCCGTTATGGCCACATTGGTACATTGGTGGATGCACCGGCTAATGGGGGTCGACCCTATTGGGTGACCTACACGCCCCGGCAGATCCTTGGCTGGCGCACCGAGACGCAAGAGGGCAAGCAAGTGCTGACCCAGTTGCGGCTATCGGAAGTGGTCACAGTGCCAGATGGCGAGTTTGGCGAGAAAGCCGTCGAGCAGGTTCGTGTCCTAACGCCTGGCGAGTACCGCATCCACCGCAAGCAGGACAGCGGTGAGTTCACCGTTGTCGATGAAGGCCGCACCAGCCTTAGCCAAATCCCGTTCAGCATTGCCTACGCGCAACGGCATGGTTTTATGGAGTCGCGCCCGCCGCTGGAAGACATCGCAGAGCTGAACCTAAAGACCTATCAGATCCAGTCAGACCTCGACAATATCCTCCATGTCTCAGCGGTGCCCATGCTGGCGCTGTTCGGCTTCCCGTCAAGCGCTGAGGAAGTATCAGCCGGACCCGGCGAGGCGATTGCATTTCCTGCTGAAGGCCGCGCTGAGTACATCGAACCAGCAGGCCGCAGCTTCGAGGCGCAGTTCCGCCGGCTTGAGCAGCTTGCGTTGCAGATCAATGAGCTTGGCCTGTCCGCAGTGCTAGGTCAGAAGCTGAGCGCCGAGACCGCTGAGGCAAAGCGCATTGACCGCAGCCAAGGCGACAGCACCATGATGGTGATTGCGCAAAACATGCAGGACATGATCGACAACTGCCTGCAGTTTCACGCGCAGTACCTCGGCAATGCCACTGCCGCCGGCAGCGCCTACGTCAACCGTGACTTCCTCGGCGCACGCCTTGAACCGCAGGACATCGCCGCGCTGCTGTCGCTGTACACCGCTGGCACCATCTCGCAGGAGACATTGCTCCGCGAGCTTGCGGAAGGCGACGTGTTGGGCGATAACTTTGATGTGGACGAGGAGCTGGAGGCCACATCCAATGCGGGGCTTGACCTATCGGATGCTGGACGTCCTGACAGACTGGTTGATAGCAGTGATGATCTGGGTGGAGCCGAAGAAACCGAGGAAACCTGAAATTGATTACACCATGTGCGAGCTGCCGGATAACATCCTGGCCATTGTGCGCATGAAGTATTACAAAGGCGGCAAGGCTGATGAGGTAGACCAAGTGGTGCTGTACGAGGACGGCCAAAATGGCTATGAGGCCTTTGCGGCAGCGGTTAACGGCGCCCTTGCCCGTGGTGCTGATGTAAGCATCAGGTCGCAGTACCGCCCCGATCAGCTAGGCATCATCTAATGTCAACACCAGAATCGCTATACCGCAACGCCATTGACCTAAACAGGTTCAGCAATAGCGTTGGCCGGCGCATCATCAATGCCTATAACGACATCATCATTGATGCGGTCAATCAGCTCCGCACTATTGATGAGCTAGCCGCTCCGGTCAAGGCTGCCAGACTGCGGGCGATCCTTGCGCAGCTAAAGGACAGCCTTGCAACCTGGGCTGGTGACGCAACCGAAATAACCGCAACCGAGCTGCAGGGCATCGCGCAGTTGCAGTCTGAGTTTGTGGCCGATCAGTTGCAACGTGCATTGCCTGCTGGTGCCCGTGATGCAGTACGCACCGTGGAGATCAGCCCGCAGTTTGCGCAGTCGGTGGTCACAACTGACCCAACCCAAATCAACGTGGTGGCGCTTAGTGATGACCTGTTCGCCGCAGTGCAGGGCGCACCGGCAACTTTCAGCCTGACCGCTGCCCAAGGTGCCACGATCACGTTGCCCAATGGCGAGGTGGTCAGCAAGGCGTTCCGTGGCATTGCCGTTGATCAAGCCGAGCGGTTCTCGCAGGTCGTCCGCCAAGGACTGCTGACCGGCGAGCCGACTCCTGCTATTGCTAAGCGGCTGATCGGCAGCCTGCAGTTTGGCGAGGAGGCCAAAACCGTCAAGCAGCTTATCGCCGCAGGCGGGCAGGCAACAGCCGTAGCCGACAATCAAGTCATCGCCCTCGTTCGCACGAGCATCAATCAAGTGGCCAATACCGCCAGCCAGCAGGTGTACGAGGCGAACCAGGACATCACACCGCGTTATCGGTACGTCGCTACGCTTGACACCCGCACCAGCGCGATCTGCCGGGCGCTGGATGGCCAAGAGTTTGAATACGGCAAGGGTCCAACGCCGCCGCAGCACTTCAACTGTCGCAGCACGACCGTTCCGGTGATCGATTATGACGCCTTAGGCTTTGCCCCGCCGCCGCCGAGTAAACGCGCTGCAGCAGGCGGCATGGTGCCGGCAAACGTTAGTTACGGAGAATGGCTAAAGGCAAAGCGGCCAGGAGAAACGGACGCCGATCTACTAGCTCGCCAAGCAACCGCGCTTGGCGCGGGCAAAGTCCCTTATTTTCGCAAGCTGTCTGAAAAGTATGGACCGCAAAACGCACTCGCCAAGCTGGTCCGCGACGATGGGTCAGAGCTAACCTTGGATCAGTTGCGGGCTCGATACGGTGCCGTTAAAGCGCGGTAAGTCTCAGGAGGTCATCTCGGAGAACATCCGCCGCGAGATCAAGGCCGGCAAAACGCCAGCCCAAGCGGCAGCCATCGCGTACGCAAAAGCCGGCAAAAGCCGCAAACGTAAACCCAAGCGCTAAGGCCATGCCTAAGTACACCGGACCAGCCAAGCCTCAAAAGCCCATGCCTAAGAAAGGAGGCAAGAAAAAGTGAAACGCGGCGACCGTGTTAGCTGGAACTACCAAGGCACGCGCACCTTTGGTGTGA